TATCTGTATCTCGTCCATCACATAAAGCACGCCGTTTTTGATGTGTGTCACCACGGCGGCCATTGGGTCAAGGTTGAAGTCCATTCCTATGTGTATGATGTTGTTGTCAAGTGGTTCGTCAAAGTGTTTGACGTTCTCACTCATTGAGAAACCGTAATAAATTATGCCTGAATATGTCTCCCAGGTTGCTTGGTATTCCTGTCTGAAAGTCTTGGCATCAAGATCCCTCTTGGCCTGTTCTATCTCTCCAGCATCAACGAAACCACCGTCAATGGTGGTGTACTGATAACTGCTCCATTCCTTCTCTGATGGATCCTGTCCCCTCTGATACAGGTCGTGGAACCAATTCATACCTTTTGGTGTGCCTTCAAACAAGGCCAGTCCCTGTGTGTCAGACAGTGTTGGTCTAAGCACTGTCGTCCAGGCCTCCTCGTCAATGTCAGCACATTCGTCAAGCACAAGGAAGTCAATACCAACTCCCCTTAGTGAGTCCTTGTTGTCAGCACCTCTCAAGCATATCCTTGATGTGTTTTTTAATTCTATTGTTAGTTCTGCCTCGTTGATCCTTTTGACCCAACGTAGGTCCTTCAATATCTGTTTGATCTTTACCCAGGCGATCTGTTTGGCCTGTCTATAACTTGGTGCCACGTACCAACATATCTTGCCAGAATTCCGTGCGTGATAACACAGTTCTCTGATTGCCAAAGTGGTTTTACCAAATCTCCTGCCAGTGACCAACACCCTGAATCGTGCTTGGTCATCCGCTACCTTGCGTTGCGGTGTTGATAGTTTCATACTGTTAATTATGTAGGGTTATTTCTCTTCCCAAGGTAATGGTCCTGTGGACTCTTCATCTGTTGGTGAATCCTGTTGGCCCAACCAATTTTTTCCAAGGAACATAAGCATACGAGCATCGCCCGCCAATGCTTTTTCAAACTGTGCCCGTCTCAGACTCTTCTTACCTTCTGCCTTGCCCTTCTCTATGAGGTTCTTGAATCTCTTCTGTAGTGTGGTCACTGATGTGCCAACGCAGTCTGCTATCTCCTCGTAGGTGCAGTGCATTGAAGCCAGTTTGAATATAAGGTCGTGATCTAATTTGTATGATTTCTTCTGTGCGTCCATTATAAACTTTTATCCTCGCATACGATCCTGAAATGTCTTGCGTCAGTGTCACCCTGTGATGTGACTATCTTGCAACGTATGTTGTACACGTTGCCAGAGGTGCCACCCTGTAATCTGATGTTGACCAACTTGCCATTAGTGACCTGTATGTCTGTTGATGCATTGGTTGGGTGTACCAATGGATCTGTGTCACCAGTTGGTGATGTGATAGTCACTGTTGGTGTACCATTGATACTGTCACCTGTTGTCAGGTAATCTGTGAAATCAAGTCCATACTGTATGTTAGACTCTGGATCCTTCGTGATGAACAGACCGTCGTTGTCTTTTTTGAATCCTGTTAAGTTTGCCATTAATGATTGCTCCTAACCCTTGGTGTTGAAAATCTGTTTGTCATTGGTGGTATGTTCAATTTTAAACTCCGTGTTTCTTGCGGTACAAGGTGTGCCCTTGTCTCTGCACTAACGATATTTACTCTATTTTCTGCCATTACCCATGTTTGTGTATTTTCAACTGGCACGACAATGGTCCTTGTTTCCGCATCAACCTTGATTGTGTTGAAAGGATCTGCTTGGAAAAACAGCCGTCCAACCTGTAAAGTGCTGGCTAATGCAGTCAACGCCGCCAAACCTGCAGGTTTGAATCTTGGCGATAGGTCTAATTCTGTAGCGGCAGTGATCGTTGCTTGACCTGAAGGTTTGAATGTTGGTTCAACCGCGAATGTAAAGGCTACATCAATGTCAGCAAATGTGTCTGTTATCGCACTCGCGGTTAAAACTGGTGTGAACGCACCTGTTATGACAATAGGTGTGTCATCTAATGCGTATGATATGTTTGCAGTCAGTGATGGTGACATCGCTGACGTGATTGCTATGGTGACGTCTATGACACCTGATGCTGTTGGATCTATAGTGAACGTTGAAACAAGATTGGCCGCACCTGGCTCTTCCAATGCTGTGTCCTCAACCACAGTGAATGATCCTGTGTACGATACAGTGTCTCCCAGTTTGAATGTTGGTGCCAGCAACATTGATCCCGCTGACTCAACCACATACTGTTTCTCCCAAAGGTCGTTTGGCCAGTTGTCCCAACTTGCTTCATTGCCCAACCAACTCTCAACAGGCCAGTCATCCCAGGCTGTCGTGGCCAGGAATGTCCAGGTGTATTCACCTTCAACAGTCACGAAGTCGTCAACACTGAAACCTGTTTCAAAGTATGTGTTTAGATTGAAACTGTCCCAGGTGTAGTCACCCGTGATGTCGTAGATCACACCTGCGGAACTGGCCGCACTGGCTATGGCAGTGAAGTTGTCAATCACAGCAGGTTTGAATGATGGTGTTATGCTTAAAGTTGCAGTGCCCTGCAGTGATGCTGTCGCCAAAGCAAGATTGTTTGTTGATACCAACACGTTGGCGTTGGCCTGTAAATTTTTTGTTGCACCTAACTTGAACGTAGGTGTCGTTGCTGTTGTTGTACCAACTGACATATTGCACACAGCAAATTTCTTGTTGATACTGGTCTCGTTGACACTGAAGTTGGATGACACACTTGATTCACCAAGTCTTAGTATTGCTCCTTGTACAGAGATAGAGAATGTGCCCTGCAGTGCAGGATCGTTGTCTCCACCGTTGCCATCAATGATGTGATCGTCACCCTCCCAAGTCCTCGTCAGCACTCCAGGATTTGAAACTGAATGTACGAATGTCTCTGGTGACGTGCCAATGAAATTGACAGAGATGTTGACTTTGGATAGGTTGTTGCCTGTTGTTGCTTGATTCTGATTGGCAGTGTCTAAGGTGACACCACTACCAGTGACTTTCAGAGTCCTTGTTGGAAATTGCGTTGATGTTGGCAGGCCCCTGTTGCCGTTGTAGACCACACTGTTGCTACTGCCGTCAAACAGTCGCCATTGGCTTGAACTGATGTACAGTCCATCAACCTGGTTTGTGAAGTAAGTGGTCTCAGTGTCGTAGGCGTTGTTCAAAGACGAAGCGGAAATGTTGACAGTGGTTGGTCCAACGAAAGTGCCCGTGCACCTTGTTGATGGTATGCCACGATGATCTTGTAAGAATGGATCACTGGCCTGTGCCTGCATTCCAATAATGGATTGGCCTGACTCAGGATTTGGACTTGAATTTAACTGAACTGTATTTGTACCGTTTGCATTGGTTGTCCACAGTTTACGACCACTGCTGTTGCTGAAACCTGGACGAGATGTGTTGGTCTGTTGAAGACCCACCTCAAGACCATAACTGGTATCAGTAGTGGTATATCGTACGACTCTGGTTGTTGACACGAGGATTACCTCCCAGTGTTAAGCGAGACTGATGCTTAGGTTACCAGATGATATTGTAAATTGGTCTCCTGATGAAACCGTTTTTGATGTAGTCAATGCACCATAGAACAAGATGTTTCCACTTGTGCTCGCATCTACTAAGGCAATGTGTGTGACCACTTGTCCTGTTGAACCCGCTGTCTGGTAGTTGGCAGTCGCCACTGGAAATGAAACTGTTGCGTTTGTTTCAATAGTACCAGTAGTGGTAGTACCAGCCGCCGCGAAAGTCACTGACTGTCTTGCATATGATCCGTTGTTGATTTCGTAGTATCCCCACTTGGATGTTGCATCTGTACCTGTAGTGTTTGACTCAAGAGCCGCCGCTACACCTGATCCTGAATCTGCGAACAATGCCACATAAACCGTTGAAGGTGCACCGTAGGCCGCACCAGGCGATCTCAAAGTGTGATCTAATAATTTGTCTTCTAAAAAGTTTGAAGCCGCTGACATAATTGTTTTCTCCTTTGTAATATTACAATGTTATTTATTGCTATGCTTGTATCAATCTCATCTTGGTTGTGCCATAAGTCAGTATCGCACCTGAACTGCCCCACCTGTGTAGTCTAACTTCTTCATTACCGCTCAAGGACTCTGAAAAATTCAACACCTCTGACAGTGTGTTTGTGGAATGCACATATTTCAACACTATGATCCGTGTGTTGCCAGGATCATAACCAGCGAACAAGAACACGTCATTGGTTGCTCCAAGGAAACAACAAGTTCCTGATGTGTCACCGCCTGTGCCAAAGTTTGACACTGTCACAATGTTTGACCTCTCCACGCTTGAGTCACCCGCCTTGTATGAGTCAAACACGAATTTGTTTGCGGACCCGCCACCTTCTCTCCTGATGAATATGGCTATGTCGTTGAAACCAACAGAGTTGTATGGTGGTGTGGCATAAGAATCAATTTCGTAAGAATTAGAACCAAAGTTAGTGCTGTTGGCTGTGTCAAACTGTGTCATCGTCTGGCTGTTGGTTGGCGAACCTGAAAACAGTGTGACTGCCTGGGCACCTGCCGTGCTCAGGTCAATCTTATATGGTTCCAGTTTTTCTCCCTGGCCAAAACGATCGTTAAGGAAGAAAGGTGTGTCGTTGTCAACGAATCCTGGCACGCCGTGTAGACTGCCATAGTAAAGACTGGTGTTGGTAGAACTCTCTGTTGACACTGTTGGTGTCTGTTCAAAATGATGACCTGATGTTTCTATTGTCTCGCCAAGTTTTTGCGTTCTGATGTTGTTGTAGCCTGTGCTGTCAGAATCTCTTGACACGAATATTGGTGTGGCGTGCTCTGTCCTGTTGGCAGTGCCTCCAGTTGTGTGTGAAACCGTTGAACCTGAAATGCTGAATATGTGATACACGTTGCTGTTGTTGTCTCTGCCATCATACAACACCTTGCCATTTTGTAGTGGCGCTACCAATCCGTAGAATGAACTGGCCCCATAATTGGCGGTGCCAACATCACTTATGATTATGTTGCCTTGGCTGGTGATTGACAGTGTGCCAGAGTTGTTCCGCATCACATCATATTGGATCTTGTCGTTTGCAAAGCCCTGGTCAAGTGCTGATACCATCACACCATACTCGTTGTTGAATGGTGCGAATCCTATGAAGTGATTGACTGCCGCATTCCTTGTGAATGTGTTGTCGTTGCTACCGTCCCAGCCAACAAATGAATTGGCACCTGTGGCTGTCGTGTCTTGTGCTAAAATGCTTTTTGCGAATCCTATTGGCATAGTGCTCCTACGCGAATGCTTTGGCTATGGTTGCTATCTTGT